TAGCACACCTAAAGATGTAGCGCTTTTGATAACCGACCAAGAAATACTTGCAGCACTTGATAGAACTGAAGCAAGCGATTCAGATGTTGCTTTTGCTTCTTCTGCTCCAACTGATCCTTTCGTTAGAATTTTAGCCATTCCAATTATGGCAACACTCAAAGCAACAACTGCTGGCGTTAAAGCTACTAATGCTACTGCTCCTAACATTGCCAATGGAACCATTGCCCAAAACAATCCGCTAGTTACAGCAAATCCCAAAACTGCCAATGCAGCGCCCATTCCAATTACAGATAGAGAAATTTCAGCAGCGGCACCAATTACATCTGATAATGCTTCAGCTACTTTGCCTGCTTCTGATGGGTCAATGACTTTCTTCATTACATATTGAGTTATTTTTATTACGCCCACTGCTAATGCGGCAATTGCTGGAGCTAAAATCAACAATGCTATTGCTCCTGTTGCCATTAGAGGACCGGCTACTGCCGCAATAGGTGAACCCAGAAGACTTCCCAAGGCTACCAATCCTACTGATGCTCCGATAATTGCCAGAGAGATGAATCCTGCCGCTAATATCAATTCACCAATGTTCATAGCCGCTTTAGCAGCAGTACCAGAGTCCATGCCAAATGCACCCATTATTTTTTGACTTATCCAAACAACGCCTGCTGCCAAAGCGGTGATTGCAGGAGCCATGACTAGAAGTGCTATAGCACCTTTAATCATGTCGTCTTTCATGCCTTTTGAACGCTCAACAAATTTTCCTAGAGCTTCCAATCCAAAAGATGCACCAATGATAGCACCGGCTATTGCGCCAGCAGCGACAATCAATCCAGCGACTTGCATGGCAACCTTAACTGCTGTCGAGGCATCTAATCCAGCTACGCTCATGATGATTTGGCCCATCTTGACTAAGGCCACGCCCAACAACATGATGACGCCACCAACTAGCACAAGTGCCAAAGCTGCTTTGGCTACTTCTTGAGCAATCGCTCCAGGATTATCAACTATTTTCTTCCAAGTGGGATTTGTTTTAAGTTCATCAAGACACTGTACAAAAGCCTTGGCTCCTGCTGCCATAGCGCCAGCAACTCCAGCCACAGAGACGATCACTCCAGCAATTTCGGCTACTGAGCCAATGCTCAATCCCAGCTTAGATAAAATAAGTCCAGTCATTGCCACAACCGCTGCTCCGAGCAAAACGATAGCGGGGCCAATCAGCATTAGTGCTGCTGCGGCTTCAAGAACTTGTGGATAAGATGATTTGGCTTTTTCTGTGAAGCCTTTCATTTTGCTAGAATTCAGAGCTTCAAAGGCAACAAAACCAGCAGCGGCAATTGCCCCGCCAGCAAGAGCAACTGCTCCAACGACTGCTGCTGTTTCAAGTACAGTCTTGATGTCTAGTTTGAAAGCCTTCATGATCTTGGATGCCAAGAATACAATAGCCGCTCCAAGAGCAACAACTCCAAGACCTAAAATTGCTACTCCAACAGCAGCCTTGGCCATTTCTTTTCCAGAACTCATCATTCCAGCAATGTCGAATCCTTCTGTGCTTGGCGTAGCAGGCATAGGATCAGACTTTGCGGACATCTTTGTTTGACGGCCCACTAAGGACTGTTGAGCATCTTGAACTTTGTCGCCGACCTTTTGTGACTTGATGTCATTCTTTTGGAGCTTAATATCTCTTTTTTGCACTCTCGTTTCAGCTTCTTGCATCCTTCTTGCGGTACGTTCTTGTACTTTTTGTTCTGGAGACATAGAAGCAGCCTTGGCTTGGCCTGCTGCCTTATCTGCTGCCCACTTTGATTTATCTGGAGACGCTGCGGCCTTGGCTTGTCCCGCTGCTTTGTCAGAAACTACTTTTGATTTGTCCGTGCAAACGCATTGGTGAATGGCTTTAAGTTCATCCAACATTTTTGGGAAGATGTCTTCATCTTTTTTGATTGAATCAAGAGCTTTGTCTAATGCTGAATCGGCTTTAGGTTTAGCTTCTGTTTTTGGCTGAAGATTTCCAGCCATTTTGTTTTCAGGTGGTTTTGCTGCATCTTCTTTATCTCTAAAGCCCAAAGAACCCTTAAACACCTGCCAAAAACTTTTATCAAACTTTCCGGTTGGCTGGTCGTTTTTATCCAAGATGGGCTTGGCTTTGAATACGTTTAGAAGAACGTCCAGGAAGCCGCCACGTTTATCCATCTCCGTCAAGACACGCTTAAAGCTGTCTAGTTTTTGAATCATTCCCACACCCAACAGGGAGATGCCACCCATAATTCCAGCAAGGGTGGCTGCGATCACAACAATCTTTCCAATCAAGCTATTGAAGAAAGTTGAGAATACATTGTTTGTGAAGTTTCTTATATTGTCATTGATTTCTTTCAAAGATTGCTGCATCTCTGACAATGGATCAAGTTGTGCTTTCTGAGCCGTAGCTAACTCTTGTTCTCCCTTTGTGATTTTGCCTGCAAGCTCCCGCATTGCCGCAGGGTCTTTTAATGCCCGCTCAATTTCAGTGGAGTCAATCTTGATTTCCTGCTTGCCAGCCTTCTTTAGACCAGTATTGACACTATCCATAGCACTCTGGATCGCTCCTCGTGCTACATCGGCTTCGCTAGTCCAGGTTTGACCCAGAGCATTCAAATCAGCCTCAAACTCACCACGGCGTTTGCCGAAGGTGGCGAGGGCTTGATTCATGTCTTTAGCGCCCTTGGCTGCTTCATCCAAGGCTGTCAATACTTCCAGATTCTTGCTGGTCTTCAGTCTACGCTCATCTTCCATGAGCGTAGCTTTCTCTTCCAGCGTCAAATTCTGTTGACGCTTTTTATTGATGTCGGCTAGTCGTTCTGCCATCCCCTTACCGGCTTCATTCAAAGCCTCATATTGAGATCGCAATTCCCCAAGCTCGATTCCAAATGTCGATTTTAACTGTATGTTCAGTCGCATTTTGGCTTCATCTGACAATTGGTCGATGGCCTCCATGCTTTCTACGCCAAATCGTTTTAATTGATTGTTAAAACCCTCAGCCATAGCTTTAATCCCTGCTTTGGACCGAAGGATTGTGCCATTCATCAATTCATCAATTCGACCAACGCTGCTTGCGGCAGATAACAAGAATCCTCTAGTTTGATTTGATGCTTCAAGAATCAAGTGGGACGAACTGCTCATCGCCTTCAGCAAAGGCTGCATTTGGCTTTCAATACCCAGCTTCTTGGCATTAGCACCAATTTCAATGACGTTTTTTGCGGCTGTTGCAGATAAAGTCGCAGCATTTCTTAAAGAGTCAATAAATTCTTTACTGCTCTTGACTACTCCTTCTAATTCATTGCCGGTCATTCCGGTGTTGCGAGCAATTTCTCGCAAACCTCGACCCATATCGGCAAGTTGCCCCACTGACATGCGACCGGCTTTGTTCCAACTCGTGAATTCATCGTCGAGATTTCCAGCCTCTATCCCCAATTGCTTCTCAGTGTTCAATTGAGTTTTGACAATATTAGATGCAACCTTTAGGTCTTTGATGCCGTGCTTTAATGCTTTGATGTATGATTTCTGGAAAACATCACGATCTACGCCTGTTTGCTTAGTGGTTGTCCCAATGTCTTCAAAAGAACGCATTAAGCCTTTGGCTTCTTTTGTCGCTCCTGCTGTTTCATAGCTGATTTCACGCATTCCTTCGACGAAGTTTCGTTCGTCTTTAATTGCTCCTCTAAACATTGTTCCCAGAGCATTAAAGCCTAAAACGTGTTCTTCAAATTTTGCTAATTCAGTGGTGAGTTGACCAATGAAGTAATTCATGATTGCCAAGTCTTCTGCTGTTGGCAGTCCACCGATAGTTTTTGTTCTGTCTTTGCCGCCTTTGCCGCCTTTGCCTCCAGGACTGCCTGCGCCACCTGTACTGCCTCCACCACCCGCTGCTCCACCATCATCTGGTGCTGGTGACGGCGTTGCAGGAGTCATTCCCTTGAGACAGTTGCACAGTTTGTAAATGGCCTTTTCAACATAGATGTCGTGAGTGTAGCCAGAACCCTTCTTGGCGAAAGTCTTGTAAAGACCGTCGCTGCTCTTAGACATGGCCTTTTCTTCTTTGCTGACGAAAGGCTTTTCTTTCTTTTCTTTTTTCGGCTGGCCCTTTGATTCTTCCTTTTTAGCCAATCTTCTCTGAACAAGGTCTTTTAGGCTACCAACGACATCGGACAAGAAGCCTTTCTGCTCCTGCATGTCTTTGGCAAAGTCCTTTGTGTATTGCTCAAGCAATTCACGCACTTTCCCCATATCGCTCTGTGGTGCGTCTTCTTTTTTGGATTCAACGGGGCGTGCCGCTCCCACCTTGGATTTCATCATTGTCCCAATTAGGGCTTTGATCTCGCCAAGTGACATATTGGTGGAGTCGATTTTTCGTCCGAGATTGTCTATCGCTGTTGCCATTGATACCTACATTGCTATTCTGCTTCCCTAATAGAGAAGTTGATCGTTCAAGTTATTTAGTCAGCAGGGGAAACTTATAAATTCGGCGTTTGTGTATTCTGTCCCATCGGCATTTCGCCCGTGGGAGCGGCCTGCGGATTTGCCATGCGTCGAATTTGCTCTCGCACAGATTTGCGTATAGCTTCTATCTCGTTGGGGTCAAAAGACCGAGATATTGCAAGAGCGTTTACAATGAACTCACAGTTGAGCTTTTTCAAAGACTCAATGCCGTTCCTTTTGTATTGTCGGAATGCTGAAACTATGTAGTCGTTTCCCTTGATGTATTGATAAGTAAATTGTGGGCTATCACAAATCGACTGACCAGGACCAGGGAAAAGTAGCTTCTTAATAGTCGGGAAGGTCAAATAATGCAGGTTAATACCCCGGATGTATTTGCCCCAAACATCTGTCACCAGCACCAAAGGAGCCGCATCGTGGCCCGGTTTATGGAATAAGTAGCTGAAGGTTACGAGACTGCCTCGGCCCACTGTTGGGTTGACCGTGGAAGGAGCCGACAGACCGCTGGGAAGCACCGCATCTTGAAAAGGTATTGCCATGCGGATATTTAGGCTTTACAACCGGGTATTTCCACGGTACAATATAAATGTGAGGACGGGTACTCCTCCATTTTTTGAAAGACTTCCATGAAACTCATCTGTCCGACTTGCACAAAACGAATGGACATTGGTTCCGCAAGTCGTTTCGACATCTTTACTTGCACTTGTGGTCGGCGATTCCGTGGAATTGGAGCCGAACTTGCCGGTGTCGATTTCATCGTCAACAAATATCTGAACCCGCTGAAATTCCTCTCTACGGAGTACGAATCGGCAGGACACACACCATGTCCCTATTGCTCGGCAGCAATCCCATTGTCAAGTAGTAGGTTTCCCGGCGTAGAAACGCCGGATTACTGCTGGTCCTGCACAAAGCAACTGCCGACCTCTCGCATCAATGGGAACGTAAACGACCCAAAGCCGGTGCAGCAGTCGTCACCAACGCAGCCTCAACAAGTTGCTGTTGCTCCCGCCGATCCTTTTGCCAACTATCCGCAAAATCGACATGAAGAATTTCTTGTCGAGGTCGAATTTATTCGGACGGTGCTTTCCAACCCTAATCTCCAACAATTCATCCTGGATAAGTGCTGGACCGAAGAAGAACTGGATGTGGCACAAGGCTTGTTGAATTTGCCGCCATATTTGGTTGCCAAAGTCAAAAATAGCTTCATGTTCAAATATCATAATGAAGATGAAGAGGCTGAAGATAAAAACCCCGAAGATTTGACAGATTACGACATTACCGAAAAGTATGATGAAATGTGGCTCAAGTATTTGGATGAGTGGTGTGATACGACCAAAGATAGATTGGACTGGTTCAGCAATGATGCTGCCAAAGGTTGCTCCCGACAAGCAATCGCCAATTTCATCCAACGAAACGCCAATGCCTTAAATTACCAGCCTGAAGAAATTGCCGAGTTCCGAAAACGTGGTTGGATGTGAAAACAAAAAAGGCCCCGGATTTCTCCGGGGCCTTCTCGTTTACTTTCTCAAGATCACGAACAGAGCGTGAATGATGCCTGGAAAAAACCCTAACAGGGTCAGCAGGCAGTTGATGATAAAGCTACTGCCTAATCCATCTTTCATCGCTACACCCAAAGGTGGCAGAAAGAAAGCTAAGATGAGAGCGATGAGACTCGTCTCATCAATTTGCACGTTTTGTTTCTGTACTTCGTTATTGTCGTCCATTGAAACCTCCATGTGGTAAAGACACCTTATATATTCAAATCAAGGGTATTTTAGAATAGGAAGCTAATTCGGGATCAGTTGCATAAAAGAACTGAATGTCAACAATCCTACCATTCCACTTTGGCTTCCATCTCTCATCGCTAAATTTAGAATGGTAATAGTTGGATATTTGCAATGCGCTTTTTCCACGCACCGGAGGGATGATGACCGCAACATCCAAGTCGCTATCTGGTCGTGCCATACCCTTGGCTTCACTGCCTACAATAAAAGCGCCAAGCACTTTGTAGGCAGCACGAGCTTCAATGTTGTTTCTTAATTGACTCACTACCCAACGCAATGTTGGATATTGTTGGTCATTTTCTAGGAACTCTTTGAAATTCATTATGCTCTATTTAAGACTGAACTTGCATAATCGTTGCCGCCCGTCTTGATAATCAAACCACTGCCATCTGCACCGCTGTCTCGCATCTCTTGCTCGGCCTTACCACTCTTGGTAAAGAACTTCTTCAGTTCCTCGACCACGCTTTCAATGACCTTATGGCCTGCTTCTTCTTCTTCCATGTTCTCAGACATGAAATCATTGAACATATCTTCAATGTCCAACATATAAGCCTTGCCAAAAGGGTGAGTCTTCTCTTCCTTCTGAATACGATAGGCAATCATTTCGCCAATTTCGTAAACACGGATTCCATCAAAGCTCAACTTCTCATTGGGAGCTTTAACAAAAACATAGGGCTGTTCTTCGTCTTCTAGGTGAGCATAGACTTGCATCCCGCCCTTACGCAGAAGACGCTCGATCAACTTGAGATGCTTTTTGCCCTCACGCTGCTTACGGTCAACAAATTCAAGAAATTGAATAGCCATTTATTTTCTCCCAAGGATAGAATCTATGTTTGCGACGATCTGGGTTATTGTCCTTTGAATCTCGGATCATTTTTTAGACGTTGCCACGCTCGCTGTGCGGGCGTTTGTTGAATCTCCGGCTCAGTAGTCTCATTATCATTAAGCCATTGAACCAATTCTTTCTTATACTCACTTCCAAAACGATTGAAGAGTCCTTGTTTAATCCATTTCTGCAAATTTTCTTTTATTGATTCTGGTGTCCAACCACTCCTGCGGAGAATGAATGGTATTATTTCTGGCGTACTAGACATATCAATGAATGCTTCTTGTACTGGCCTTCCGAACTTCCTTAGTAAATTTACTAAAGGCATCAATCTTTTGCCAATGTCACTTTCCATTGCCCGTTCAAGCACTCGTTGATTTCCTGCATGACTCATTACTGTCATGCCTAAAATCATCCTAAATATTTTTGCAGGATTTTCGCTTACCTGAGCATACAACTGCTTTTCATACTCATGGCGATTACCTGGAGCATTTTGCATTGGAGCATTTTGCATTGGAGCATTTTGCATTGGAGCATTTTGCATTGGAGCATTTTGCATTGGAGCATTTTGCATTGGAGCATTCGCATTTTTTTCAAAAGGCGATAGCCTGTCCTGCATGTGTTGTTTTAACTCTGTAGGGTCAAAATGTGCTGGCGCACCGCCTCTTTGAATTTGTTTCATCATGGCGTCCGCTCTGCCGGGGCTAATTGCTTCGAGCCATTCAGAAAATTTCTGTATTTTTTTCATTAGCATTGCCTCATTAAAATCTCAGGGGCATTCGGCACGCAACGCTGAAGAACTCTCAGGTCACTAGGATTGCCTGTGTATGGTGTTTCTTTCAATACGATGCCAGGGAAGGAAGTCGATGCTTCACGGATAATATTGAACTGAGCCGTCAAAAACAGCATACCGTCAATACGTTCCATGAAATCGTGTTCTTCTTTGGCTGGCTTGCCTTGGTCATCAACGCCGCCAGCTTCTTTGACATACTTGATCTTGATGTCCACATAAGGAATGATGGCACCTTGATCGTCAATCATGGCCTCGCTATTATCACTTTGAATAGTACGGACAACCAACTTGCCGTCTGTATAAGCGCCCTTCAAGCTGCCAGCCAAGTCCCATCCAAGTGTATAAATGGTTCCGTCTTGCCCAACAACATTAACCAAGAAGCCACGTTTCTTGAATGTTTCGGCAATACTTTCTAATACCACTCGACGACGAAGCACGTCCTTTTCTTCTGGACTGCCTTCTTCTAAACGACGTTGTTCTGGCTCAGTCAGGTATCGCTCTGGGTCGTCTTCTCTCAGACTCCACTTGCCAATATCTACTTTGCCCCACTTGTCGTTATATCGAGTGGATAAACGAATCGAGTAGTCTCTCTCGTTATAGACCACATCTTCGTTGTTGCCGCCAGTTCCAACCTGGACACCGCCAATGATGCCAGTGATGAACTTACGGTGGAGATCACCCTTCATGCCCAACAAGCCCTTCAGCTTAATGAAGACGTTATTGAGTTCAGGCATGGCTCCTAGCGTGGCGATAATGTGGTTAACCAAAGATACAGAAGGATTGTTCTGATCGAGATCGTCTTTTACCAACTTCCTGATTTCTTTGGACGCCTTGTCCACATTGGCGTGCTGTCGCAAAAAGCATACTTGAAGATTGTCTTCTACGAATTTACGGGGATAGGCATCTAGGTCCAAATCACGAACCTGACTAATCATGTCCACCAATTTGTTGACATCGCCTTTGACTGTTTCTTTGAAGTAAGAGTCCTTCCATTGCTCGAAGTCTTGCTCGTCCATCTGCTCAGGCATGTCCGGGGCAGCGGGATCATGAGTGATGTCCGGCATTGAGTTTTGTTGCTGCTTTGGCTCAGGATCGCTGTCTGGTGGTGCTGGGCTGGCAACATTGGGATCATTAGGCGCACCTGCTCCTGGAGCGGCACCAGGGTTTCCACCAAGAGGGCCACCGCCACCCATTGGAGGACCGCCAGCAACATTCCCGGCATCTTCGATCAGCCATTCTTCTAGTGCATGGTTTGACATTGTTTAATCCTTTTTCTTCTTTGCATGATTGATAGCTCGGATCAGTTCCTTACGGCTGAAATCCGTCGAATCTCCACCGCCAATATTGAAATTGTTTTGCTGCATAGCATTTAAGTGGGGACCAGAGTACGCATATGTATTCTTTAGCTTCAACCTTGTCATCAAATCCGCAGCTTTTAGCATCTTGTCCTGAAGGTCAGTTTTGATCTTTACAAAGTTGACCAAGGCTTCCTTACTGGATGTCGTCGCATCACCGTCATTGATGACCATATCGGCTATGTTGTCAATGTAATCACTAACTTGTTTCCGGTCTTCCCGGATATTGTTCATGATTTCATCCAACACTCCTAGATACTGAGAGTCGGTAATTAAGGCTGAGGCGTCCGACACCTGTTGGGAAGGCATGGTGACATTCATTTGTGGCAAATCGAGATCATCTTCAGAGAATTCATCGGTTTGTTCGCACAAAGAATTATCAGCAGTTTGCTCTGGCATCTCTTCCAGAGTGACTGTTGGTTCCTGTTTTTCTTCGACTTTGGGTTTATTCGTCATAACGCAAATATATAGGGCAGGAAATGGAGAAATGGAAAAATATGCCGCCAACATCTAAGACTGTTAAAGACGCCGCCTTGACAGAACAGTTCTTTGGACAAGTCTCCGAATCAATCCAAATGCTCTTTGAATTAACATCAAGGATTGATGAACGGGTCAAAATGCTAATTGAACGACAAAAAGAACTTGACGCACAAATTGAAAAACTTTTGGAACTACAACATAGCGCCCTTACTAGATTGTCTGCCGTAGAATCAAAAGACTTCAATAGGGTTCAGGAAAACCTACACTCTCTTAGTGAGAAGGTTGCTGTTATTGTTAGCGACGATCCTCAAAAAGAGTTGATTGAACTAAGAAGCAAAGTCCAAAACCTTGAAGTCAAGGCTGAAAACATCCAAATGAGGATCGGGTATCACGATCACAGGTGGACACAAATATTCGATGCCGTATGGAAAGTGGCCCTCATGTGCATTGCGGGCTACATTCTTTACAAGTTGGGATTACAAGCACCACCAAACTAACTCTGATAAAACTCAAAAATATCACTCCACAAGAGTAAATAAACCAGTCGTCTCATTATCAGTCGGGAAGGATACATGAAAAAGTTATTCGCAAGTTACTTTCAGTTAAGAGAAGAAACCGGAGCCAAGCCAAGTGAAGGCGAGGCCAACGGTGGAAATGGTGGCAGCGGCGGTAGCAATATCCCAGGAGCCGGAAATATCACTTCACGCATTAAATTGCAGAAGAAAGAAGGCTCCAAGGAATTCGCACCGTTTACCATCAATAAAACCACGCACCCTAACCTTAGAGTGCTTATCAAGGCATTTGCCGACTCCCAGAATGTGGGAGTAGGTTATACCACCATTGATAAGTCCAAAGGTGAAGTTGAGCCAAACCTCAAAAAGAAGGTATTGTACCTCACAGGCGGGGCCGTTCGTGACCACTTGAAGGGCAAGACCCCTCGTAACTACGATCTGGTTACAGATGCTACGCCAAGTGAAATGCGTATGATTCTGACCCAACCAGAGACACAGTTCACTGAAACAAAGCCCCGTGAAGGCGACTACGCCAGCGATGAGAGATATGCAAAACTTCCATCTCCAGGCACTAAGAACAAGGTTTTCTATGCTTCTCGCTGGGACAAACAAGGCAAAGAATTGGAAGTAACCGCCGAAATCAACGGCGAACAATTCTCTATTGCCACCCTTTCTAAATCTACCAAGAGCCGCCGAGTTCAGCCTGATAAGGGTGAATCAGCCGCATCTGTGGAAGAAGATTCGGCCAATCGTGACTTTACGATTAACTCACTATACATCCCGCTGACGACTGCGGACGGTGACAATAGCGACTTGATCGACCCTCACGGCGGCGCACACCACTTAAAGAATGGTGAAGTTAAGGCTGTTGGTGACGACCTGGAAGCCCGCATGTCAGAAGACCCATCTACCGCTATGCGATACATGAAGATGGTCACACGATATGGTAATTCCGACAAGATTCCCGAAAAGGATCAAGCATCCATCTCCCGTCACAAAGACATGAATGGCGTCGATAAGGACACGGTTCGCAAGGAATTCCTTAGTGGATTAGAGCATCCAGATAGCGATCCTCGCAAATACATGAAGGCATTCCAGAATTCCGGCTTGCTCAATAGTGTTTTCCCAGGTGTTGAATTTGACCCAGAAGAAATGCCAGAAGACTTCCGTGGCGACCGTTGGTTGGCTCCGTCTTGGGTTCTTCGCAATAACGATCCAGAAGATGTCAAGAAGATGCTTTCTGGCGGTGGTTGGTCCAAGCAAGAGTCTGGAGATATTGCTTATTTGGTCAAACTGTATCAGTGGGGAGCCAAGAATAAGTTCGACCCTAAAGACTTCTATGACATGAAATCTGCTCACACAGGCTTGACCAAGAGCAAGATTCGTGAATGGATGCAGATGGCCAAAGCTCACGGTCCAGAAGTCGATAACTTCCTGAACCATGACGACAAAGACTTAACTCCATATTCTCATGGCGATGATGGCAAGAGAACCGTCAATCCAGAATATACGAAGTTCTTGGGACGTGCGCCACAAGGTAGTGAGTTTGATTCTGTCAAGCGAAACCTTTCAACTCAGCGTTGGAAAGACAGTCTGAATAAACTAAAGAGTGGCGGCAAGTCACCAGCGGCACAACCGCCCGAAGGTGGAGACGATGAATAAATTCAGGGAATGGCTCGAAATTCAGGGAATGGCTCGAAATTCATGAGGCGGCGACCAGTGGTTGGACCAATCCATCCATCAATCCATACAATTATGGCGGCAAGGCCGATATGCCTCAAATCAAATATTGGTTGGACAATATGAAGAAAACCAGCCCTGGATTTGATCCCCTTCAGGGAATGCCGAATATCGTGGCAAATGCCAATACACACGGCCTACCTGATTTTATTCCTGGTGCGGAACGACCACTCAGCATGAAAATGCTGGCAATCATGCAGTCTTGGGGCTTCAACAAGCCAGAAGAGTTTGGAAAATGGTGGCGAGCCGGTGGCCGAGAAACCGTAGAAAAAATGTACCACGGACAATAATCTCTTTACAGAAATGAGGCCCGGTGGTACAATACGGGCTATCATGAGCAAGCAACAAACCCTCGAAAAATGGCTCCCGAAGCCCCGCAACCGCAAAAAGCGGTTGGTGATCTACGACTTCGACGGAACCCTGTTTAATTCTCCCGACCGAGAAGCTGGGGAACTTGCGTACCTGGAAGCAACCGGGAATACGCTGCCGTTCCCTGGTTGGTGGGGTCGATTGGAATCTCTGTCACCACCCATCGTCCCGGAAAAGCCAGGAGAAGAGTGGCTGATTGCAGATACCATTGCTGCATATCGGGAAGATTCCAAGGACGACGAAACCGAACTCGTCCTTATGACAGGTCGTCCGTTCAAGAATCGCAAGCGAGTTATTGCGATCTGTGAACATTTCGACCTGATCTTCCACGGTCACTATTTCAGGGGTCAACCCGGACAAAAAGGACGGGATACACTGGAGATAAAGTCGAACTTTATCGCCGAAGACCTTATGCACGAAGGACTTACGGTGCTGGAGATTTGGGAAGATCGGCCTGAGCATACCAGTGCATTTTTCACCTTAGCGAAGCGTTGGAAGGCTAAATTCACTCATTTGGAGAGAATCGTTATTCACGATGTTTTAACTGGTGAGAAACACAACATTTAATTAGCCCTCCCTGCCAGTATATACCCATGAGCGAGCCGCCCGGCTTACTCATGGGTTTTTTTCATTGGCATTGGGGGACGAAAATGGATTATCGAGCCTACAGACATTTGGTGTGTATATTAAAGAAAAAATGCCCTGCTGCTTTTCCCGTAAGTGTTCGCCGGGTAAAGATGGTTGGATTAGATGGCGATTGCAGTCTTGGCAAAAAGAAATTCTTCATTCGTATTAACCGAGACATTGTTGAGTCTTCGGCTATTGATACGTTATTGCATGAATGGGCGCACGCCATTGCCTGGAATCACTTGCACGATTCCTTAGACTGGCAAGAATTCGAGAAGCGATCTCATGATGCGTCCTGGGGCGTTGCCTATAGTGAGGTTTATCGAATTTACGAACAATGTTACTTGACGACAGTAAGTGAATCAACCAAGTGCAATAAAATTGGGTACAAATAACTCTTTCAGAGTATGGACTACCTAGTAAGCGCTGAAAACACGCCATATCAACAATGGCAACTTGAACTCCTGATTGAGAGCTTCAAATATCACAATTGTGAAAAAGACCTGCTGGTTTGCCTAGCCGAGTCTGATATGCCAATACACCCTTTGTTTTGGCGCAATATCGCTACACATCTAAGAATTCAAGCCCACGAAAATATAGGCAAGACTAGAGGCTATAAAGGGCTTAACGCTCTCTATGACCTCTCCTGGGCTGTCCAGAGTAAGTGGATCACTCAACCTTTCACTTATATCCCGACAGATGTTGTTTTGAAAAACAAACTCAACATCCAGCTACAATCTGAATTTTCAGAAGTTGTATTCTCTCCTTCCCCATTCTTTACGTTGGAATTAGCAGAAGAAGCAGTTGGTGCATTTTGGGAAATAACAAACAAAACTAGGGCTGACTATGAGACGGCATGGGTTCCACTTGGACCCATCATGGTATTCAACAAGATGCCAGAATACTTTTTCGATAGAGCTATTGTGCTGGCCGAGAAATTGGCACTGCAACAATTGCTAAACAAACAACCTATATGGGAACATACAGCTACTCTGGCCTGGGCTATGAACCTATCAGATTTTGTAGGACAACTCTTGTTAAGAGGGGACTACACTCTGACTATGACCATGATGGATAGCAGCAATTCGCCATTTGTTCATTACGAACATGGGTTGCCACCTGTCTTCAATAAGACAATGTTTCAATACGCAGCACCAGACTTCGTATCGTTCGGCGATCCATTTGAAGTGTTGGCTGAGAACTCTCCGACCGAAAGCGCTCACTTTATTTCTGAACTAGCAAAGAGAAGTCTAGCTGCTCGGTAGTTCCGGTTCTTTCCAACCGTGGAATGAAGGACGACCCTGATCCAGTAAATGATGCCCCATCACTCTTGGTTGGCGATTTAACGGCACTGCGGGCTTCTCTTTAACGGCTGGATGCTTTTCCAGCCAGTTATCCAATAAGCTGTCACTGGCATGATATTTTGGATTACGGAAGAAATGTCCCTCGTCGTGATCTTCAAGCCGTGGATTCCAATGTGAATATATGCCCCAAACATATTGAGCAGATTGTCCATGCGCACCAAACATATTGGCAAGCAATTCTTTGACGTTTTTGCCACGTCCCAATTTCTTCTCCCACCGCTTTGGGAAACAGACAATCAATAAGGTATCTTTTTCTGGTGTCAATTTTGTAATTGCTTTTCCAATATCAGATTCGTCTGCCGATGTAGAATTCATGAAGCTGGCTTTCATCAGGTGTCCCTGCATGAAATATCCAGCGAGCTTATGATCGGTGGGCAAAACAAAGAAATAATGCCCTCGCTCCAGACGTGCAAGTTCGGCGTGGCCCGCATCCCGACTTACCGGAGCGAGTTCACTTTCAATCAGAAACTTCTTAAAGCCTTGCAACTCATCGTACATGCTGTTATATATGACCTTCCCATTCGGATTGATTGGGCAACTCTATGAAAGTCGAATACAAAACAGGTTGCATTGAAATAACCACAGACTCAGGCTTTTGTCGAATAAAAGAAATTGCTGAAATATATTTCGTTTGTGATCGCATCAAATCTTTGCTCGATAATTGCACGGACGAAAAAAGTCATCGGGCATATGCGTTCGTTCTTGACGTTCTGAATTCAGCCAAGGACAAACTGATTCTATATCATGAAACAAAAACCTGTCCTTATCCGTACTACGGCTGTCCAGAGTGACGAAATCGACTTTACAAAATGCCGGTCCCTGTGGTATATTCTGTCTCCTTCAATCGGGAGAAAGATCATGTGGAAGGCTTTTTCGTGCCTTGTTTTGGCCCTGCTCGTATCTGGCTGCGCCCCTGAAAAACCCACCGTGAGGACGATTTCATCCATCACGGATATTCAGGGCAAATGGAAAGTCGTTGAAATTACCGACCCGGACGGCAATGGGTTTGAACCAGATGGTAATCTGGTAATGGTCATCGAGGGCGACAAGGCCACTTCCGATGGCCAGCCGCTTCGACTCGAACTCGCCGCCGACAACTCCTATGTGCGGTTGTTCGCAACTGTCAATGGAATTGAAACCAAAGTCGGCGAAGTAGTTGTTGAGCTTACTATTGAAGCAAATCCTGTCCAGATGGTCTGGATGGATCGTGTCAAGACTAAGCAAGTGTCTCTATTCCAAAAGGAACCATAAGTCCAATGGCGAAAACTAAACCCGTGGTAAGTGGTGTTGATCTCACCGGATTGTCCACTGCGCAACTCGAAGCACTGGTCGTAGAGGCCAGAGCAAGGGCAATCGAACAAGGTGAAAAAGACACTAAGGCGGCTGTCAAAGCCCTCAAAGCGTCCGGCGAACTGGATTCCTACAAGAAGGAATTCATGGCTCTCGGAAAGGAAGGCAAGAAGCTGAGTCGGAAAGCCACCTTTGATCTGGTGCTTCCAATTCGATTCACCATCAATACCGAAGGTCCAAATCTGGGCCAAGATGATGGCTTCACCAACATCTTTGCCTATGACGGTGAAGTGACTGAAGATGATCTCTTCATCCATAGATTTGAAGCGAAGCTGACGAAAGACCATAACCTGACTAAGAATCAGGTTGCTGCGCTCAATGAAGTCATTGCCGATTACGCCGAGAATGCCTGCGATGATATTTTCGATGTGATCCCCGAAGAACTTATGGCCCATTACAACGCCTTTGCCGAGAAGGTTACTGCCTTCGTTCAGAAGGCAAGAGCATCGGGTCTGTCCCTGAAAGATTTAGTGTGAGCAATAGTCATGGCTTTTCAAGTATTCCCTGAAAATGCCGATTTGTCCCCTTGCAAACGGGTGAAGTTTGGGATCGACCCGACCTTCCCCCGTTTGCATTTGGGGCATCTTGTGCCGCTACGTCTCGCCAAAAAGATGATGCAAAACGGGCATCAACTCACAATCGTATTGGGAACTTTCACAGCCCAACTCGGCGACCCTTCTGGTCGTGATGCAACCCGGCCAATATTGGCCGAAGATGATGTTGAAGCTAACGCCGAATCCATCTTCGTGCAAATCAAGCAAATACTTGGCGACGAGAACTTCGGGCCAGAGTCCCCAGGAAAATGGACTCTATGCAAAAATGGCTGGCTGCACAATCAGATGACACTTCCCACCTTTATGAAACAGGTGGCAAAGTTCACGCTTTCGCATATGACCAGCCGCAATGCTTTCCAAGATCGTATTGCCAATCAACAATCTATTGGTATGCACGAACTCTTGGTCCCTATCTGCCAAGGCTGGGATAGTGTTGCCCTCCGATCTGAAATCGAAATCGGCGGGCAGGATCAATTGTTCAACTTTCAGATTGCCCGGCATCTGCAAGAAGCAAACGGACAGAAGCCTCAATCCTGCATCATGATGCCTATTATCAATGGCACAGATGGAAGGAAGATGAGTAAGAGCCTGGGCAACTGCATCTTCTTCGATGAAGACCCTAATGACGTATTCGGGAAGGTAATGTCTATTCCTGATGCCGTCATGGAAGAATGGTGTCCTTTATTCTTTGACTTTCAAGTTTTCAATGTTCATCCGATGGACAAGAAGAAGATTCTTGCCGTCGAGATCATTAAACAATTGCATTGCTCGGAAGTCGCTCAGGCGGCTCAGGAACACTTCCTCAAGACCGTCCAGAACAAAGAACTGCCATCGGATATTCCTACGCTACCAGCCTCTTCACTATTGAATGCCGTGGTTGCCTGCTGCAATATCTCGAAAACCGCTGCCCGACAACGACTTAAAGATGGAGCCGTCAAAGTAGACGGCACCAAAGTCTTTGATGAACAATTGTTGCTGCAACCAGGACAAGTTGTTCAATGTGGACGCCGTGATTTCGTCAGGATCAACTAATGAGCAGATTGTACAAGACGGTTTATGTTCTTGCCATACTTTCATTCATTCCAGTGATTTGGATAAGCCTTTCTATTTCCAACCCAGGAAATGTTGTAGGCATATCCGATGGCGATACCATCACCGTGTTGCAGCCTGACAAAATTCAAATGAAGGTTCGCTTGGCCGAAATCGACTGTCCCGAAAAGAAACAGCCATTCGGGAACAAAGCCAAAGAAGCACTCAGCGAGAAAATATTCGGCAAATACGTTAAAGTGGAATGGACCAAAAAGGACCGATATGGTCGAGTTATCGGCAAGGTATATTTGAATGGCAGGTACATCAACAAGGAAATGATCGAGGAAGGCTGGGCGTGGCACTATACGGATTATTCCCATTCGCCGGAAATGGCCGAGGCACAAGAATGCGCCAAAAACCATAAGCTGGGCTTGTGGGCCGATAAACATCCTGTCCCGCCCTGGGACTTCCGAAAGAAGTAATCTGGCCATGTCTGCTTTACAACATGGCTTTTTGTGGTAGAATGGTGAGTCAGGGCAGTTCCAGGTGCTATTGAAGAAGCACTGGACCATATTGATCGTCAAAAGAGAGAGAAGGAATGATGTACACCGCCTTAGTTCTTGATGCAGAGTCTCATGCCAAATTAGTGGCACAATTCGTTGCGCCAAGCGATTGGCAGGTAATTGCTCATCACATGACGATCAACCTTGGTAATGCCGAGGCCGGACCCGCTGCTCAATTCATTGGGCAGGAATTCGTGGTTACAGCCACAACTGTTGGCAAGGATGAACGTGTATTTGCTGTGGGAGTTGCATCAATAGTCCCTAGCAACAACAAGATCAAACATATTACCGTGGCCGTCAATGTGAACGGCGGGGGTAAAGCGAAGCATAGCAATGAGTTGACCAATTGGACGCCGTTGGCACAGCCACTCGTACTTCGTGGTGTTGTCCAAGTCGTCCAGTAAAAAGAAGGAAGAAGAAGATATGCTTTTTGAACTGTTTGTGGTGGGTACTTTTTGGTTTTGGGCGCTGATCGCCGTCGAATTCATTTTCCTGATATACTTTCTGGAACGTGAACGGTATGTGGCAGCGCCCTTCTCACTATTGCTCGTGATGGGCTTGGTGATTTTCGGCGGCTCCGGCCTGGGGGATGCAGTCAGGTGGGTGTATCATAACCCCGCCTATACTGTGGCGGCTGTTCTTGGTTATTTCCTGTTCGGTACACTCTACGTCATTTCTCCGTATGTCGGAAAATGGTGGTGGTTCGTTCGAGATGTTCGTGACCACAACCGGGACCATAAGCAGTCTTGGCTTGCAGAAGTTGGCCCCCAGCCGGGCGCAGCATTGCTCTTTGTCCAAAATAACACGGATCGCTCCACCATCAGCCATCACAGCAGCCATCAACAAGCCATTGATAAGGCGACTGAAGAATTGAACGCATGGACGGCCTCCAATGGCGTTATGACCGAAGCCCTTCTTCCGTATTGGAAGTCCTATCAACAGGAATCTACCTTTTCGGATTGGTTTGGTCGCCGGATCAGCATTGAAAAGCCGACTCCAGATAAGTTCAAGGCACGCATTACTGCATGGATTGTGTATTGGCCACCGTCCTTGTTTTGGACTCTGCTCAACGACCCGCTTCGTCGCATCGGTCGTATGATCTACGAAGGTGTTGCCGATATTCTCAAGAAGATTTCTGACTCGGCTTGGAAGGACGAAGACAAGCTGGGCTGAGACTAAATAAGGTATGGACGACAAGCGATTCTATCGAAAGCTGAAGCAAGAGGTCAAAAAGACGGGAAACCGTAAACTTCGACGCTTCTTGAAAGATGTGTCCGCTGACCCTGGTGAGTTCGACTACGGGTCAGCGGAATCTTCTGCTCTCAATGGTAGAGACGGAAGAAGGAAACGTCATGATAAGCAAGAAGAAAAAAACATCAACGAAGTGGATGGTCTTGCCAATTCCGAAGAATCCGATAAAACTGACTGTTCAGAGTCTCCTCAAGAGTCTTGAGGAACATAAGAACAAGAATAAGGACAAGGACAAGAAGCAACCAGCTAAGAAAAAACCAACTCATCGTACCATTGACGATGACTGGACGCCGCCTTGGTAATCGTTTCCACTTGATAGGAGAAAATTCGTGCCGAAGAAAGTCGTGAAAGAAACCCCGACCACTCGCAATGACCTTTCGGGGTTCGGCGTCAATGTGGTGAAGTTGACCGATCCACATACGTAAGAAGTCTTAGCCTACATCGGCAGACTCAATGGCGAAGAGAAGGTCCACTTCTCCAAGCCCGTCAACTTCGATCAGTTGGAAGCTGTTTTTGAACTGATGCAGAAGAAGAAGTTCACGAAACACATCTCCAATGAACGCTTTGACAAGGCGCAGGAGTTCGCCGACCGGAAGTTCTCGTAGTCTGGCAATATTCCGAAAAACAAAGGCCCGATAAGGCTTAAATAGCTTATCGGGCCTTTTTCGTTTTTGGAGTAATATGCCAGCAATCAATTATTGGACAAATCGTAGAGGCAAGAGGCTTACTACCCGTGCTATAAATGGAATGTTACTGAAGTTCGTCGGACATAAGTTAAATCCTATTGACTACTTGTTTACATCAATGCGCAAAGTTGTTGTCAAATATTTCAAAGCCCACCCGGACGAATTGAAGAATTTCTCAAATGGCAATGATCCGTTCGACTATAACTTTGAAGTGGAAGAACAAGGTGGATATGTAACAAACGTCGATTTCCAGGCTTGATATACCCGTTAAGGGATGCCCTATTAAATCACGGGTGTCCTATCGGGTGGACGTATTAACTATTTTTGCCCCATTACATAAATCTTAATGCCATCTTACGTCCTCATCGTTAGTTTGCCCGTTCATGACCGATTTCACCATCGCCGTGTATCGCCCCACTGAGGCTCCCTCTAACACTCTGCCCAAAAGTACAATCAAAGCCCGCAAGCTGGCGAACTTCATCGAACGATACCGTCGCCTCGACGCCGCTAATGCTTTTATCGTATCTTTGACATGAAGGAACGGAGCCAGCCTCCTGCGATCTCTCATTCGCTTTCTAAGCTCTCCTCAGCTAAAGACGACGAACTATCCCATTCATCCCAAATAGACCGCCACAGCTTATTGGAGGGCTTCCTGGAGGTCTTCTCGATCTGTATCCTTTCCATAGGTTTCTGCTCGTACTCGACTTCCCATCCCTTCTGACCGAGATTGTTCTTGGCGTCCATCTCCCACTGTGGATCGCAATGTTCTGGCCGCTCCTTATAGTTGCAGCGATAAATGGCAAATGAATTCAGCTTTAGGGCTGCGTCCTCCATTGTCTGCCAGAACCAATCATCATCATAATTGGGGGTACTCAATACAATAGCACTGCCGCCCGTACTCAAACAAGGCCACATGGCTTTCCAATGCTTAGTCATATCCTTGATGAAACTGGCCTCGTCTACAATCAATAAACTGACCGACTTGCCGCACGCCGCTTCCGGCGTATAGAACTGCATCGCACTATCTGTATCCGGGAAAGACTTCTGATGGGAATTTGTCATCTTCATGACGTTGCCCTTCATCCATTCCGGTAAATGGTCAATGACTCGCTTCACGATCCGATCACAGACATCACAGGATGCACGATCCGATGGAGATAACCACAATACCCGCTGATCCAACCGGAACAAGCACTTCCAGAGTCCATAAATCGCTAACTCCGTCGTAAAGCCGCCCTGCCGAAACTTACTGAATATGGAGAAGCGATTATCCTCTACATGCTCATATAAACGTACCTGATAAGGATGCAGTTTGAACGGCTGTATTTCCGTGTTGACACCCTTGGTAACGTATATCTTTACATACTGCTCACAGAAATAGGGAAAGTCTGCGGCACACTTGGCGATCTCGTCGCTTTGTTCTCTGGTTAGCTTTGGCATAAGGCGTCTTCCTAATTAGGGCAACCTTATGTAGTCATCTGGTTAGAATCCATAGACCTTCTTGCACCAGTCGGCCCCGAAATAGTCCCTGGCGAACTTCCTGAGTTCTTCGGCTTCGGGTAAGGTTCTCACTTTCTCGACATATTCCAATGCACTTCTGATTGGATCACTATCGTCCCCGCCATGTGGAATATCATGATGGTGCAAATGTTTCTTTAACATATTGCCGACTTCCTCCGGTTCTGCTTGCATAATAACTCGCTTCTCAAAGGGTGCGGCCAACCGGAAGGTACGCTCGATGTTCCACATCATGAACGCCTTCATTTGTTTGTCATCGTAGTCTGGGCAGGTCTTCTTGACGGTCATGGCCAGATACATGCAATACACATTGAAGTTATGTGCCTGGAGCAATTCGTAATACCAACCCTGGTGATTCAGTTCTCTCCCTGTTTCACTTCCATTGGTATAGGCGATCCATTCATCAAAGAGATACAATGGTCGATCATTCCAGCCACTTGTTTGTTGGACCAGATACAACTGGTAACTTGGTCCTCGGAGAGCCTGGGGAATCTTCAGGGCAATAGCCCGGATGGTTGTCTTGGGTTCGTAAATCACGCAGGCTCGGTCTTGTAAACAATAGAAGCCGTTGACCTTGGATGCGTCTTGGTGTTTATTGCGGATATTGCTATTGATGCCGTGGGTGGTTTCGTGCGACCAGGTTACTTTGTTGCCATCGGAATATTGATGTCCGGCTGGCATATGGGAGTCAATATCCTGGAGGATTTTCCCCAGGGCTGTATTTTGTACATTGCGGACTTTAGGCCAGGAATCAAACTGAGGTTCTACTGGCATGACTTCAGGTGGCGTGGCTGGAGGATTTTCCGGTGGAGTTGGGATTGGCAGCGTGGGCTGTTCTTGAATAATGGGTGCGTCATGTCGTTTTTGTTTGTACGCATAGCCAATTCCCAAGGTGAGAATAATGGCGACCATCAAGAGTTTGATTTTGCTGTCACCCATATATTGTTCCTTTAGTTCGGCGACTTATCCGGGCAAATGAAGGTATAGGGATAAACCTCCATTGCTCGTAATAGAGTACAAAGGTATGTGTTCCCGCAGGCAATTCCGTCCATGTCGGTGGCCCAGGACCAACATCCGATGAATGTTTCCTGAGTCATTTCATATAAAGTCCCGCTCCCTGGATTGGCGATCATGAGTTTTTCCGGGGTGAATCCATAAACAACAATGTAGTGCCACAGAACTTCACCGCTTCTTACAAGAACAATACAAGGTTTGCCTTGTGCAATATGGTGCTTTAGTACATCCAGATTGCCATATTTCATCGAAGTGGGCAAACCGAACTTGTTCATGGCTATGGGGAGGTAATCCGGGCTGGTCATGCCTATGTCTTTGCCGTTTTGGTTAAACCAAACTGTTTTGCTGTGCTTCTTTACTTCATCCGGGGTTACTCTTATATCATAATGGTGAAGAATCATGGCAGCAGAAGTGGGACCACAGGTGATGTGATCCGGTTGTTGCAGGGGCGAATTGAATTTTATAACGTATTCATCGGGATGGGTGCGTTCTTCAGCCCCACATAAATACACAATAAAAATGCCTGAGAAGAGGATGAAAAGAATCGTCCATTCTTTTCTATTGGGAATAGGTAGTTTCATGTTTTACCTGATTACAGATCAAGACAATAAGACCTGGAGAGATATTCAGTGGGGTACAAATGTCACTCACGAAGAGGAAAACCCTAATTATCACTTTGTAGTTTACAATAGCCCCCAGGTCGCTTGCTATATGTATCCCTGTTATGAGGGAACCAAGAATCCGAAACTTTGGACTGCGGCTGGAGAGCATCTTGTTCGGGATGAAGGGTTCAGGAGTAAATTCGAGAAACTCACCACGGTCAATGAGATTCCGATCACGCTCCCCACAAACGAACAGCGAATAACCTTCGCAATTCTCTGTGCCATGAACTTGGTATTGAATCCCGTGTTTCGTGAGTGGGCCTTAAAGTATCTCCGTGGCGAAGATCAGACCAAAGAATCTGCACATGCAGTAAATGAGAAACTAATTGCTCAGATGGGGACGCAGGTTCCACGGGAGCATGAATACGTTTCTTGCTGTCATGCTGTTTTGGCGGCGGTCATGTTGGATGACCCTGCTTTGTTTGCTGCCAATGCCGCTCACCGAGCTTATCATGATTCACTTGATCTGGCTTCGGCATTAAGTCTCGAACAAACTGCTCAGATCGTTAATATGGTATCGGCGGTAGATATCGCAAACTTGTTGGGATAATTGATAATGCTTTCGCATAGCAGGGTTGGGGCTTCTCCCCAACCATTGCTCTACCCTGGGAGAAGATATGACAATATTAAAAGGGTTCTCGCCATCTAATACTGTGACTTCTTATAGTGGCAGCACTATTGGCTCTGGCTATTATTCAAATCCAATCACGCCACGGGAATTTGACAATCGAAACTTTGGAAAGCCCACCGAAGATTACGATGAATTCTTCAAGAAAGCAGACAAACACATCGCTCGGAAGCGAATCAAAGAAACTTCTGAAGTGCCTCCGGTTGAAGAGAAGTTCCGCAAGTTTGCCGTCGCCGTCTCTGATGCTCCCCAGCCCACCCATTTCCTACACGATACCGTGAAAGACAATCCAGAAGTATTGAAGCGTGAAAACAAAAGTCTAATTTATGATGCCTTGACGCAAGTTACTGGACTTCCAGCGGACTTGTTGCCTTTGCATGATGCAATCTTTCCAAAAGACGAAGAAGTGCAGGATGCGGAGCTTCGGACGCCAGTTCACGAGAAGTTTTGGTGGGATCATGATGTCATTGAGGATGAATTCCGGCATAAACCAGGAATGTGGGCCACCATTGACGAGAAAGTTGAATATTACTTTAACAGAAAGGAAAAAGATGAGCAAACCGATTGATTACAACGACTATTTCAAAAATGCTGATGCCCATATCGCCAAGAACCGTATCAACAAGGTTGTAGACGTTGACGAATATATGCAGGAAGCCGATCAGAAGATTTCCCAGAAGCGATCTGAAAAGAAGCTGCCAGACATTGATGGACACATGCGGAATTGGGCTTTGAAAGAAGACTGGAGACGGCCTTGGTGTGGCAATGACTACTTCAACAACCCAGAGATGTATTGTGGTGCGATTAAACGCAGACTAGAGCATGAAATCGGGAGCTTCTACAATAACTTCCCTGATGGTGTGCCTGAGAAGCCTTGGTACACCATCTTTCCACCTGCCGAACTCGTCCCTATGCACGATGCTGTATTCTCTGAAGACATGCAGCCGGAACTCCTGGACCCAAAGCCAGAACCAAAGAGAATCAAGCGTTGGTGGGATGAGGATGTATTGCGAAACGAAGAAGAAAACACCTTGAAGGACTACAACGCCAAATTCCGGGCCGAATGGCTTGTTAAGAAGTGGAAAGAAGCCGAAATAAAAAATAAAAACCTCTACATGAAAAATGTTTCTGATTATTCATATATTGCATGATGAAATATATGAATCAGTTAATTTGCGGCGACTGCGTAGACCTAATTAAAAATCTGGACGATCAATCTATTGGGCTATGTGTTACTTCTCCCCCATATGCAAATCAAAGAAGTGGAGACTCCTCGACGGGAGCAGTCCTTTACTCAGGAGTGAAGGAATCAGAATTTCCCGCATGGACAGTTTCTTGGATGTCGGCTCTCAAACCTAAATTAAAACCTGACGCTTCTGTTTTTATCGTAATTCGCCCTCATCTTAGAGATGGGCAAATTTCGGATTACACACTCCGCACCAGACTCGCCCTTAGAGAAAATGGCTGGAAGGAATGTGACGAACTCATTTGGTACAAGCCTGACGCCCCACCTTTGGGGAGTAACATTCGACCTAGACGCACTTGGGAATCAATTCATTGGTTTTCCCAAAGTTCCAAGCCGTTCATAGACTTGTATGCTTGTGGGAACAAAAGTTCTGTCCGAACTGGTGGATTTGCGGGATCAGAAAGATTTGGCGAAGGAGTTATCGCCGCAAATGGTCAAATCAAACAGCTAAAAGCGGGAACCAGTCGAATTTCCGACGTAATTACAGTGGCGGTTGGTTCTCTGCCCAAGGGCGTCATGCACCCAGCCATGTTTCCAAATGGAATCGCAGATGCGTTGATTCAAACATTTTCCAAACCAGGGGATTTGGTGCTGGACCCGTTCATGGGAAGTGGTCAGACTGCTTTGTCTGCAATAAGTTACGGCAGAAACTACGTCGGGTTCGATCAATCTGAAACGTATGTTTCTTTGGCAAACTCCAGAATTCAGATGCAAAATTCTTCTTCTTCTGCTTTACAGCAGTCTTTTCCAGTGGTATAGTTCCGGCATGACGCTGATTGGAGGTGTTCCTGCGGCGAACTTCACAGACAAGAAAGAGGAATCGAAAAATGGCTCAAAAATGGCAGCTTCACCGAAATGGCGACGTAAGCGTTGGCAATTTCCGCTTCACTGGACCGTTCAAAGAGGTTCATGGATGCTATGAAACGCATGTCTTGGGAGTAACCCTCCCGGTCTTGATTGCTACGGTCGCAGAAGAGGAGAGAAAGACCGATCCGAACAACCCCCGATTGCTGGCGGCTGAAAAAGCCAAGATCAATGGGAATCTGACCGCAGCAGGCCAAAAGCGGATCAAGCAATACCTGAGAGGCGAACTCAACGGAGCAGAAAACTCTCAGTTGGCGAAAGGTTCAAAGCAACTGGAGTCCAGTATTGAACTCCACGGTGGTCAGAATGAATCTCTCTGGCTGTGCAATAAGGTTGTCATTGAAGGCAATCGTCGTCACGCCCATCTGGGCGATGCTGTGTGTGTCGTTTACCCAAACGAAACGACCGCCGAACAAATCTTCTCCATTGTGTCCCAACGGCATATCGCTGGGCCTATGGAATGGGCCAGCTACGCCAAAGCGAAAGAAGCAACCCGTGCTTTGACGGAGTTCGGCTGGGACATGAAGAAGATCGTGGTCAACTTTCAGTTCCAGTCGGAACAGGCCGCTATGAAATACATTCACAGTTATATCTGGTACGAGAAGTCTGGTCTGGATGACATTACTCAGTGGAGTAAATTCCACCACGCCTACGTTCCCACGTTGATCTCTCACTTTGGATATTCTCCAGAACTCAGAGAGTTCGATCCGACGCAGCGTCGTCCGGCCAATCCCAAAGTTCCTCATCCTCATGAGGTTGACGACATTGCTGGACAAGTGACAGACTTCAACTGGTTGGTCGGACTGATCCGAGACAACAAGGTGACGGATTGTCGCCATTGTGATGGAATCGTAGCTCCGGCTATTCGTGAAGCCAACACGACTTATGGAGAGAAGGTGTTGGAAAAACTCCAACGCAATCCGGTGGTCGTGACTGTTCGTGGTGGACGGGGCAAGCCCACCAAGAGTGTTTCTCCCGCCCAAGATGCTTGGAACTATCTCAAAGAGTCGCATCAAGACAATGCCCTCGCCAAAAAGGTGAAGGCATTGGAAGAAGAACTGAATGCTATTGGGGACTCGGCGGCGAAGCGAAGGCCATATCAGGCCAACAGTGTGGACAATCACACCCTTCGCAGTAATTTGGAGTCGCTTCAGGTCGCTGTCACCAAGCTGCACCAATATCTTCCTCAGTATGGAACTTTGGGACAAGCCAGGGACGTTGGTTAAATTCCAACCATTCTGAATGGTGAAGATGGCTGGACTAAACATAGTCCAGCCATCTTCAATTCTTCAATGAAGTCAAGCAGTTCTTTGTCAGCCTTGAACCACTCTCCACGAACTTTTAATCGCTTGAACTTATTGTGTAAGGCACTTTCTGTGCCTCTGTCTCCTTCGGCAACCAATAGAACTTGCAATTCTTGGGAATTTCCAACCTGCAATTCAGAAACTCTGTTTCTTGTAATGGTTGAATAACCGATTTTGATGTTGCCACGAAATCTTCGTTCCTTCAAAAAATACACCACTGTAAATGCCCGTTCATATATGGTCCGCTGGATAAACCATTATATGAATGAAAAAAAAATATGTGGGATTTATTGAACGACCGGACTGAACACCATGCGTTCGCCGTCCATGTCTAAACTGTAGAGGCCCCGCCATTTAACCCTACCAGGGCCAGAATTTTTGCCCCGGCGATTTTTTTCGGGATGGCCTTACACAAAAAGTCAAAATCGCACCAGGACATACTCAAAATTGCCGATTTGCGATTTTTGTTTTCCCCGGCCAGAATTTTTCTTTTGGACATTAAAAGGAAAACACAGTCATAGCGTGGGGGAGGGGGTGGCTAGGTCTATTGTACCCAATGTTTTCTCGCATAATTGTTTTATTTTTATTTATGCAACATTGTTATGTCTATTGTACCCTATGTTTAATTGAACAAAGAAGTGCATGGTCTATGCCATGCACTATGCACCATAGGGTACACTAGACCTACGCCACCATCAGTGGCCATAGTTGAAGCCATACCATAGCGTGCTGCCATCGCTGCATTGCAGTTCGACATCGCAGAAGCCACAGCAGCCATCGTCCTTGATTGCGGCATAGGCTGCAACCTGCTCGGCCTGCTCTGGCACAGCATAGCGACGGTTATCGCTAAACTCGTATTCGTTGTTGTCGTTGTGTTCCGTCTCCCATGCGGCCACGGCATCACGTTGAGGATCGGTCAGTTGGTTGTATTGCATCGCAGTGTCTCCCGTTCTGAGGTTGTTCGTACACTCACTAGGGTACACTGGACCTACGAGCATCGGCCTTTGCCTTGGCTCGGTCGCCCTTCTTGAATCCCTTGCCCGTTGTTGTGGCCCTCATCCTTTGCTCGATCATTCTCCTCGTCAGCCCTCTCCATCATATCCTCTTCACGTTGAAGACGAGCATTCTCAGTATCCTCTTCATCTTCTCGGTTACTCAACTTCCAACGATCATAATTCCTGAATTGATCTCTCATCGTAATTCTCCTCTCAGTAAGGTTCGATTTCAAACAGTCCGAAACGGTCTCCATCGTAAGAATACGCACACTGGTATCCTTTTCCGTCGTAAGTTTCTCCGACGACAACAGCTTCTTTGTTCGTGATTCTCTTGGGTGCCGTAATCAGGTCCAGTACGTCTGACGAGTTACGCATCCTCACTTGAATGATCTTAGAAATGATCCAAGTCCCTGACATAGTATTCCTTTGCTTTGTGAGATTGGGCTTGCAGGGGCCGGGATATTTCACCCGGCCCCCACGCCCAAACTTACTGCCACGGGCCTGTTGTGAGCATGACTCACTCACCGCAACCAGCCACCCTCTAGGGTACAATAGACCTACACAAACATAAACAAAAAGAAAGGGCAGCGACTTGCTGCCCTTTCTTGACGATTAGAAATCGTCGTAGAATGCGAGTTCATACTTGAGCTTGACTTCCTCAAGTATCTCCTTCGGGTTGCGTCCGTCCGGCGTGTCAACTGCCGGGGGCTTTTGTCCTTCAGGATACCAAACCCGCAGGGGGAATTCGGTGAACATGATTGCCACGCCACGGCCACCCGTGCCGGGCAGCGGGTTGCCGAACAGCGGGTCAAGGCTGGAAGGCCCAAGGCATTCGATGCGAGCGTAGAGCTTCATCTTGCCATAGTTGTGGATTGAAGACCGCAGGGCCATCACTGGCAGGTTGCTGGCGTTATTCTCAAGGCGATACTGAAGGGCCGGGGTGAAGACGTGGAACGCACGCTTGACACCGGGGACAGCTTCGATGATTTCCGATACCAGCTTGACTTCAGTAGTGGCCATAACTCAGTTCCTCATTCGCAGGGGGTTGTCGTTCGTCCGTGTTGGACACCCTCTAGGGTACACTAGCCCTAAGCAGGGCAAGGGCATGGTGTTGCCGTTGCCGTGACCGTCGTTGCCTTTGGCTGACGTTGCCACGCCTTCTCGAAGCCGACTTCATAGAAGAAGTAGGCAATGGTCGTGGCGATCTTCGCAACAGCGGCCCCGACAAGGGCGACTTTCCAATCGACCCCAGCGCTCAGGTTGCTGATGAAGATGATAAGCCCGCTGACGACAAGCCAGCCGAACGTCTTAGCCAATACTCGCATGGTCGATCCTTGAGTGAAGATGATTGATCTCAACACCCACTAGGGTACACTGGACGTACCCTAGTGTTGCCTTTCGTTGACTATTTGGGCGGGTAGATGTAGGCGTTGACGCCGACAACGACTTGCTGGCCGTTGACTACGGCTTCGGTTGCCTTGTTGCCGCTGCTCGTGGCAACCACGAGCGTCTTGCCCGTGGCGCTGGGCCGAGGCGGGTTGAGAGGAAGGCGAATCACGAGTTCGTTGCCTTCGATGGTCGCAGACACAGCCATTGCAGTTCTCCAGAGTAAACAGGTTTCGTTCTCTTCGACACACCCACTAGGGTACAATAGACCTACACAAACTCAGAAAGAAGAAGGACAGGGAGGCTTTCCCTGTCCTTCGTTGCCCTTAGCCTTCGTAGTCGCCTCCGTCGTAGTCGTAGTGGTCATTGAAGGCATCGCCCTCGAAGTCTGTGAGTTCCTGACGTTCGAGGATGAGGTCACGGGCCAGTTCGCCGTCGTCATCCTCAAACTCGTCATCCTCGAACTCGTCATCGAAGTCTTCTTCGAGTTCGCTCCAATCTTCGAGCAGTTCGGGCGGGGAGGTTTCGTCTTCAAAGTCTTCGTGCCAACCGTTAGCCATCGCAGTTCTCCGTTGAAAGTTTCGTTCCATCACACCCTATAGGGTACACTAGGGCTAAATGGTGATGACCACGACATCACCTTCGATGTCGTGGGGGATTTCGCCCGCCAGCACCTTGCCGGTGCCTTTCAGTCATCTGACAGAGCAGCCCGTTGTTGGGTTGCTCGTGTCCGCTGACGGTTCGTGCGGCGGTCGGCGTGTGTGCCTGCCCCGCCACGGTGTTGTTGGTGTCCCTTCGCCACTTCCCACGGTGGAAGAGGTGGCAGAACGATTGTTGTTTTCTGGTTGTCCTTTCGTGCGGTCGTTGCGTACATGGTTTGTCTCCTTTTTGTTGGTGTCCTTGTGAGATTGGGCTTGCAGGGGCCGGGATATTTCACCCGGCCCCCACGCCCAAACTTACCACACCTTATAGGGTACACTGGACCTAGTTGGTGATTTTGAACGTAGCGACGACTTGGGTACGGCCATCGCCATTCTCCCGAATTTCGACGCTTAGTTCCCGGTGGTAATGCTCACGGGGAGCTTCACAATGCTCACGGGGGCTTTCCCATTGTCTTGGAGCGGCGCATCCTCCGAACAGGAGGAATGCGACCGCTATGATTGCCAGCTTCATGTTTTCATCCTTGGCGGCGTTTGAGTTCGGCGAGTGCATAATGCACTTCGTCGGCATAGTATCCAGCGTTTTCGCCTTGCGGGTTGACCGTGGAGGCTTCGTTGGCGTCATTCGCAATGAAGTTCAGTTCAGCAGGCGACTTCGACCGCAGGCCACGTTGGTAGGCGGCATGATCCATTTTCTTCGGCATAGCTTATCTCGCAGGGGGTGAAGTGTTCCTTACACCCACTAGGGTACACTGGACCTATCGGTAGTTGTCGGCTTTGACCTTTAGTCCAGATAGAACATCCTGCAAATGATCCAACCAATTGACTGGTTGAACCTCTACAGCCCCCGGACGAGGCTTATATGGAAACCTACGGCGTTTCCATGCAGGCAATTTCATGATTGCAGTTCGGGTCATAGCTTTGTCTCGCATAGGTGTTTGTCCTTCACACCCACTAGGGTACAATAGACCTAAACATAAACAAAAAAAAGACGGGCATTGCTGCCCGTCCCTGCCTTACGCTGTCACGAAGTTGAGTGTTCCATCGACTTCGACAGACACCATTTCCTGGCCCATGTCGCTGGCGATTTCCTTCGCCAGTTCGTTCACTTTGTCCAGTTTGGTCAGCCCCTCTTGATCGGTGAACGCTTGAACGATAATCACGTTCTCTTCGATCAAGCCGTGTTCGGGCGAATACCATCCCCCTTGCCCGTTGTAGGTCGTAAACCCACCAAACAGGTTGGCCAGCTTGATCTTGCTGGCCCGCACCCACCGTTCGATCATATCAACCGGGGCGGGTTGATTGCCGTTGACAGTGGAAGGAATGTAAATCGCAATTTTGTGGCTCAACATCGCATTGCCTTTCGCAGAGGACTGAAGTGTTCCTTACACCCTCTAGGGTACACTGGACCTAGCCCCAAACTTCTTTCAATAGTTTAGCAGGCGGGTCTTCGAGTTGTGACGGAATCTCAAAGGATTGCAGCGTCAGGAACGTGGGAATATCCTGCCCTTCGGGTATCCGCAGGATGGTATCCTTCGGCTTCACGTTCAGGTCATTGGCCGCAGCTTGCCAGCCTTCGCCATTGTCCCCGATGAGGATCATGTTTCGCAGGCCGAACGCATTGTGGTTGCTCGACACAGCCACGACTTTCAATTGAATCATTGTCATTCTCCGCAGGGTTGAGTGATCGTTACACCGTCTAGGGTACACTAGACCAATCCGGCACTCTGACGCTCCACCTTTCTTGAATTTCTTCACGTTCAACGTCGGTTATCAATTGCAGGCCGTTATAGGCAGCAAACCGTTCGGCGCTGACTCGGTTCAATTGAATTCTAATGCTGCCCGACAAGCCGCCAGCACTGGCGGTGAAATAGTGTCGATAGCGTCCCTCTTGGCATGTTTTGACACCATCGCCACCATAGCTGATCTCATAGTCCAGAGTTGTTGGCTGGACCAGAAATACTTGATCGTTTCCGTATGCGTCTTTCATCATGCCCTCTAGGGTACACTGGACCTAGCATTCAGCGAAGAAGTTCACTGCCCTTTGCAGGAGGGTCAAGGTGTTCAATTGCAGTGACACACGTTTGGGCGTGCCGCTGACCAGATACCACTTGTAAAACAGGCCATAATACCGGCTGATTTTGTTCCGTTCGGCTTGGGTGAATGTTGCTTCCCATCGGCGTTTGTGGCGTCCTGCGCTCTTCTTGTCCCATCCTTCCACGATGACGGGATAGGCAACGGACTTTTGAAACATTTCACCGCTGAACACTGGCAGCAATTGCATACCATTGGGGCCAGTGGTGATATTGTCCATCTCGACATATTCCGCAGGGCTTTCGGGCCGCATGTCCATCGACTTCGTGTTGCGTATTTCGCCAATATCATGGTCAAACACGGCTCGATCCTCCAAGTATTGCAATTGTGTTCTGTGTCTCATACCCACTAGGGTACACTGGTGCTACGTTTGCCATTCTTGCGAGTGGCTTTGTTTGCCAGTCGCTTGCCGAATGGTCGAAGGTGTTTGTGATACCCGACAGAGGCGTGGGCTTTGGTTGCCCCTTCAGTTTTTCGCATTGTTGTTCTCCTGCTTCATAGGGTACACTACGGCTACCTTACACACTCTCCCCTTGCGGGGTTGTAGGCGTGTTCTGACGCCTCGTTGTTCGGGCAAATGCCCTACAGTGTAAGCAGACAGCGGAGGGCATCGAACCCCCGTCTTCCCATCCTCTCAAACCAACGCTGTACACACGTTGGCCGCATTGACCGTGGACCCCCGATCAATCGCTACGATAATGATGGTTGCTCTAGCCAGTTGAGCTACGCCGCCATGTTGTTCGCTTGTTACACCCACTAGGGTACAATAGACCTACGCAAACAAAAACAAAAAAAGGGCAGGTTGTCCTGCCCCACGCATTTGCTTTCGGCTTGCCCAAGGCCAATGTTTGGGAGGCACTTCATTCACACGTCAGCCAGCACAATGCTGCCCATTGCTGACGTGCGGCCATCGCTTTGCAGTCCCGCCCCGCTCTAACGTGGATGACTACGCCGGGGAGTTAGCGGACTTCAGACATTCATTGGAAGGGGTTCCTTTATTCTGATTGATTGGCTTGCCCAAGGCCGTTGTTTGGGAGGCGTTACACTGTATAGGGTACACTGGACCTAAGCCGCAGCGACCTTCTTGACCTTGATGACCTTGATCTGGGTCAGTTTCTTGTACCGGATGTTGAAGGTGCCGCCTTCACGTTCGGCGTCCTGCTTGTTGATCTGCCGCCCATCGTCCGGGTGGCCGAAGGACTGAATCGTGAAGTCCTTGCCAGCGTCCCAGGCCGCTTGGACTTCTTTGCCGTTCTTGTAGTCACGACCGTAGGAAGGAACCAGAGTGATACCCATCGCAAATCTCCGTGTTGAGGAAGGTTGTTCGTTACACCCACTAGGGTACACTGGACCTGTGATTTCAGGGGAGTTTCCTGCTTGGCATAGCCGCTCGTTGGCTCCCCCGCAGACTGGCCTAGTCTGCGTTGTATTACTTCAGGTAAACGATGCCGTTTGGCTGGATGGCCTTGCGGAAGTCAGCCTCGAAGACGTTGCCCCGTGCGTGCTTGGCAGGGGCCTTGAACCCGGCAGGCTTGTGAATGTCACCCGCCTTGATCGCTCCCAGCGTCTTCGTGTGGCCGTCTTGCAGGGCAATGAAGGCATAGACCGAAGAAACGACTGGCGGGCCTTCGTGCGGCACGTCCAGAGACACGACACGCACCCATTTGTCGCTGATGAAGTCGGCACGGTGTTGTGTCGGCTTGGCGAAGGTGAATTTCTGTCGCTCCCAATAAGCGGCAGACACTTCGTCAGCGGCCTTCACAAACTCAGCAATCTGTTCTTTCAAGTCGGCCATGATCGTTGTCTCGCAGGGTTGAGTGGTTGTTACACACACTAGGGTACACTGGACCTAAATTGTTTTTAAGCCGCTCTTTTCTTTTTTGTTTCTACCTTTGCGATTTCGAGATCAATCCAATGACCCTCACGCAAGACTTGGATCGCTTCGCCAGATGCAGCCAAGGATTTCAGAATCCAGAAAACGACACGCATATTTGGCGTCTCTATTTTTGTTGTGATTCCAAAGACTCTGAATTCAAAAACTTCCATGTGCAATCTCCAATGGTTGGCAACGACACGTTTCTCGATAGGGTACACCCTCGTTGTTATGCTCAAGCAATGCTGCAACACCACTTGAGCAGCCATAGCGTGTTGCCATGTAGGGTACACTAGACGTACTTGTACGCCGTGTTGATTCGGTAGTGGTATCCTCGAAGGATACGATGCTTTAGTGGGGGAGTGTATGCGGCTGACCGTGTGACGATCTCGCCCTTCGTATATCCCCCACGGGTTTCTTCAATTCGCACGGTCAATTCGTCGTGGCCAATGACAATGCCATTGGCGTTCGGCTTGTGAATTTCCGTGACTACACAAGCGACCATTCCACCGAAGGTGTCAACATAGGCTTTGGTGCCTACGCCGTAAGCTGTCGCTTGTTCAATTCGTTCCGCAGTTGTCAGCATGGTTTGATCTCCTTACCCACTAGGGTACACTGGAGCTATTTCAGTTCGTCGTGTCCGTAGGTCTTCGACTCTTGAATCGAAACCCCGTAAACCTTGCCTTCAAAGGCAGCGATGGCAAAGTAGCCATTTGAAGCCATTTGTGCGCCACCATGCGGGCCGGGGATGAGTGGCATCCCAATCTTGCAAAACTCATTGACGTTGTAGATTTGGCCGTCCTTGCGGAACCACACGTCGTCCTCAGTTTCCCAATCTTCAAGCTCATGGGACGCAGGCAAGTCATGCCGATGCAGTAACCTGAAGGGGTTGATGCTCAATCGGTATTCAACCGAATGCACACTTGGCATTGGACCCATCATTGTTTGACGGGTTTTTCTGCTAATCTCGACAGTGGCTCGCAGGGTCATTTCGTTGTCTCGCAGGGTTGAGTGGTTGTTACACACACTAGGGTACACTGGACCTAGCGTTCGCTCGTCAGCATGAGAACACGATGTTCATTGATGCCGTCGATGCTTCCCAATTCAAGGTACAGCGTCACAGTGCCATCAGGGAAGTCGGTAAACTCAATGTTTTGAGTTACCGCAGGCTTGCGGTCGCTGTCGGCCTTGCACGTCAGGACGGCCTTCTGCCCCTTGGCTTCAAGAGTCCAAATCTGAAACTCTCTCAGATCGCCTTTGAGCAGCTTGCCTGTTTGGTGCGATGCGATTGCATCGACCAGCCATGCCGCCCCATGTTCCACAAGGTAGTGGACGCCTTCGGTGAAGTGAACGGCACCAGTCCAGTGACGGAACCATCGTTCGCTGCCAGTGAAATGACCAAGCTCAGAAATATCAATTGTTGCAGACATTTTTTTCTCGCAGGGGTTGAAGGTTGTTCGTAACACCCACTAGGTAACTCAAAACATTGAGTATTGTTCTCTCAGTTTAGCAATGTCGGCAATGAACTTTTTGCGTTCGTTTGCCCGATCTTTTGGTTCAGCGTATCCTGCTGGAACTTGACTTCCGTAGATGCTTTTCCACTCACGGAAGTCGTCCAACAGTCTTTCCAGTTTGTCTTTGATGTTTTTCATACCCACTAGGGTACAATAGACGTAAGGTCTATTGTACCCTAGATTTGAATGCAGGCAGGTGCCAACGAGGGGCATTCGGTCGCATCAGGGCTGGAACCTAATACAGTCGAATGTCCAGCCCCCTCGCTGGCCCTTACCATCGCTCGATTCAGGCTGACAGGATGCCTCCCTGCCAGTTGCCCCGCTGCTCACAGACCTGAATTGATCCGGACGATCACCAGCGATAATGCTGTCCATTGGAGGCAAGAAAATCAGAGCAGTGGGTCTTGCCACCATCAATCATCTCGCACTCGATCTCGATCAGGATGTCAGCGGGTGGTGAGCAGGCGACCCAGTAGTGACCCTGTCCGCACGATTTGTCGATTTCGATTGTCATTGCGTATTCCTAATTCAGAGATTCGAAAAAGTGGCGCACACAATGTGCGACACCATCAAGGGTACACTGGACCTCTTCGGCCAATACTTGACGGGCAACGTGATGACCTTGAATTCCCACCCGGCACCGTAGGCCATGCGATACTCGCCAAGCAAGTGGTTTTTCTCTTCCTTGTCCTTCGCATAGTCGCACTGCTCCCATGCCCGGCCATACGCTGGATTGCGGGTCAGGATTTGGTACTTGTAACCCTCTTGCGGGTCGTATGCTTGAGGCCGTGCCATTGTTCTTTCCTTATTCCTTGAGTGAAGATGATTGATCTCAACACCCACTAGGGTACACTGGACGTACCCTAGTGTTGCCTTTCGTTGACTATTTGGGCGGGTACAGGCGTTGACTTCGATGCGGGATGGTCGCATTTTTCATTTTGTTCTCTCGCAAAAGCCTAGTGGGTTGTTACACCCACTAGGGTACACTGGACCTACAGGACACCGGCATCGACAGGGAACCGAACAGGGAACCGAACGAAGTCAATCACTTCTTCGACCGGAGCGACTTCTTCGACCGTCACCTTGACGCTCGTTGCGCCGCTCTTGGTCTTCTTCGGCAGAGCCTTGGTGACTTCCCGAACGTGCGCCATCGCTTCGTCGATGTTCTTCACACGGTCGGCAACCAACTCTTCGCCCTTGGCACTGAGTTCGAGGGCTTCGGTCATTGCTTCGACCAGCAATTTCTTTGCCAGTTCCCGCATGAAGCCAGCCTTCTCCATGACGAGGGCCAAGGTCGGCAGAAGCGGAATGTCCACGGTCGGCGTGTAATCCGAATCCTCACCCTTCTTCACCGTGCCTTTAACTCGCAAGGTGATCGTGGTGTCGATGTTGTGAACACCGGGAGTTGCCTTGAACTCCTTCGTGTCCTTTTCCAGAGCCTTGGAAATCGCAAGTTTCGTGAGGTTGTCCATTGTCGTTTCTTTCGCAGGGGGTTGAGTGATCGTTACACCGTCTAGGGTACACTGGACCTAGTAGTTCACTTCTTTGATGTCGCCAATGTTTTCGCCCGGACGCAGATGCCGGGCAAGGCTGGCGGCATCGTTCTTGTCGGTCGCACTGACAAGAACGGTTCGATGATTGAATCCCTTGGAATCGTAGTCGTAGTGGTCATTGAAGGCATTAGGGAAAGAAGGCAGGGCAATAAGGTATTTTTTCTTCACCGCAGGTTCTCCTAAAAAAGAAAAGAATGTAATCGACCCGACTCTCTATGCCGGTGGACAGGATGATCGGAATGTCACGGTTACGCTGTTACACCCAATAGGGTACACTGGACCTATCCCCACAGTTGGGTCACGTCGTCCAAGTCGTATTTCTCGATGTAATGACTCACTGCATCCTTCACTTCTTCAGGGAAGTAGCGTTCGATGGCATCGCTGTCTTCTTGCCCGGCCCCTTCGTTCCAAGTGATGGCAGTCCTCTTCAGGAACTCAGCTTTGAATACTACCAGCCATTCTTGTTCGTTCATCGCATTGCCTTTCGTTAGGGTTGTGCCAGCTAGGGTACAATAGACCTAAACAAAATGAAAAAAGAAAAACCGAAGGGCGTCCCCTTCGGTCTTCGATGCACTATGCAACAGCAAGTGACTGACTTTCGCCCGTCCAGTCGTTTCGGCACTGCCCTTCTTCGTCCGATCAGACTCAGTGTGGCCACACTGATTCAGAGTGATTTATTGTGGGAGGGGCTTACCCTCTTGCCTTCACACTCTGTCTGACCGGCTTATTCCGGGTCGATCCTCGATTGTTTTCGCAGCGAGGATGCTTTCTGTGCTTACTCCTGTGGCTCTCGGCGTTCCACCCGTGCAGGGTGTTGTAATTTGCGATTACACCGGCTAGGGTACAATAGACCTGACTTTCTTCCCCATACTCCCTATGGAGAAGGGTATGCAATAGTCAGTATAAGTCAGGACTCGACAGCATCAGTCCATATTCGACCATTCCAGACCTGAACATTGCCGCCGCAGATGGAACGCCTGTAATACACTGCGTTATTCCACCAATAGTTGTGACTTATTTTGACTTCACCACCCATTGTGGTACGCATCCCGAAGTTCTGCCAAGGAAAAAGTCATGTCTCGCTGACCTTCATTGGCGTCTTCGTTGCGAAAGTAGTAATAGCCCCTTGCACGTTGCTTCAATCGCCAGCCGCAAGAGTCAATGTAGCGAATGCACTCATCAACCTTGACAACCTCGGCAACATCGGTGGTCGTTACTCCCTTCACAAGTTGTCGTTCAATGCTCATCATGATCTCCCTATGGGGTGCAATGTTGTCTTCACACCCCATAGGGTACACTGGAGCTACAATTTCCACTTTTTGGGCAGTGCCACTTGGTAAACCTTGGCTTGAGCCTCGGCCACGAAGTAGCTGGCGGGGATGTATGCCACCATCTTCTTGCGTCCGTCGCCGGGATCACGCTGGACCTTCAATTCCAGCTTCAATCCGTGGGCATAGTAGCGGAGAGTCGAACTCACCGCACCATGCGTGAAACCTTCTTGTCGTGCCTTCTCTGTCATCTTGATAACGGTATCCTTGGCAAGCTGCGTCGGAACCATCACAACCGTATGGCGATCAGCCAGCAGCACGGCGTATTCCTTAGCATCGCCAAACATATCCCGGCCCAGCTTGTTCTTCGGATCATTCCAACCGAAGAACTTGTCGTAGACCTCAAACAGAAGGTCTTCGCCGACTTCTCGGTATTTGATCTGAAGCGCAACTCGGCCCGAAGGATAGGCGATCCAACGGTCAACCTTTCGTTCTTTGTCTTCGTACTCAGTCGCATCAGCGATGGGCAGGCCCACCTGATCTTTCAATGCAACAGCAATCTGCCGTTCACGTTCTTTGCCGTGACGAACACGGGTTCGGGGATCAAGACTTCCGGGGCGGCGTGCAATCGCATTCATTGTATCTCCTCTTCGTTCTTGGAACACCCGGTAGGGTACACTGGACCTCGCAAGGTGAGCCGCCCGAAGGCGGCACACGGTTAGGCACTGATGAGTTGCAGAAGTTCGTCCTTCTTCCTCAACCCGACAACCCGCTGTCCTGCTTCCCCGCCCTTGAAGACGATCAAAGTAGGAATTGCAGTGATGCCATAGTGGGCAGCAATTTCGGGTTCCTCGGTTATATCCACCGTCACAACCTTGGCCCCCGTCGCAGCCACTTCTTTCAAGATCGGTTTCAACGCCACGCATGGAGCGCAGTAGTTTGCCCAGAAGTCAACCAGCACGGGTTCAGGCGAGTTTAACACCTGTTCAGTAAAGTTCTTCAATCCAACAGCGTTCATTTTCCACCAGCCTTTCACAAGTTGTAAACCAAGAGAACCCGGCGATGTTTTGGTTCATCGCCGGGTTCCGTTTTTTATTCCATCAAGTCTAACAGTGCCGGTTTCCGCTTTCGGAAGTAGGCAGTCAGAACACGACTTAGGAACTGACTCTCGCCACGCCGGGCATCGCTGGCAATGTGATGCCAGATGAAGCCGGGGTTTTGATAGCCACCCACCACAATCGCCTTCCAGAGTAAGCTGGGGACGAAATATGGCCCATCGTCTTCGAGCATGTGTTGTAGCAGATGCTCGACCCCTAGTGGCTCTTTCAGTGGATCATCGGACGTGATGCCGAAGTAACACGCCCAGCAGTCTCCCGGCCCCGGAGCAATAGGCTTGGGGCCTTCAACTAACTCCACAACCTTCCACGGCGATTGCTCAGTGGGCTTGTCAGCTTTATCCACTTGCAACCCGTTGCGAATCACATGCTCCCCGAACCCCTTGATGTATTTCAACACCATGCGGTCCAGCTTGCGTTTCTTCGCCTCGACTTCCTTCACCCCACGTTGCGGCGTCAACACCTTGCCTTCAGCATTGACCCGGACGCCATCCTCAAAGATGCCGTCCCCGATGTACCAGATGTTGTTTTTCTGATTCACCCGTGCTGGACCATATCGGTTGATGCGGTCCTTTGTGGTCACAGAACGCCAACCGCCCGTGTCCAGTTGGTACACCCCACTCTTGAAGATGTAGACGACGATGGTATCGTGAAGTTTCACGCCCAGCGTCTTGTCGTCCACCTTCACCAGATAAGTGTTGTTTTCCAACGGCTTCTTTTCTTTGCCCTTCAGCTTCGCCAGCCCTTCCTCATAAGAGAGGCGACGAATACCAGCCGGGCCAACATTCGTTCCGACTGCAAATCCACTCATGATTTTTTCCTCGCATTCAAGGATGTTGTGGTCAACACCCTCTAGGGTACACTAGACCTAAAAGCCGCCCAGGGATTCTCATTTGGGTATCGCTATTGCTCGGCTAGGCCAAGCACCCTATAGGGCAGGGACAATTCCCTGCCCCGCAGAAAACTCCCAAGGGTCACGCTGCTTTGATAGGACGACCACGCTTCAGTTCGACGCTTTTTCCGCCGACTTCATCACGTTTGACGTACTTGCTCAGAGTCGGCAAGCTAATGCTCACGTCCCGATGCTTGCCGCCAACCGTCACGCCTTCGGCGTTAAGGACTTCCCGGCCCTTCAACAACCCGTGCCGACGCACGATCACCTTGAAGGCACGGATGAAACCGGCACTGTACTGCTCAGGACGGCCACGACCAACAACCACAACTTCACTTGACTTGCTCATTCGATCTCTCCGAAACAGGGTTTTGAAACACTCACCAGCACACCCACTAGGGTACACTGGACCTAGTTTGGCAGCACTAGCCGCCAGTCTTCACCGATCTCATTCTTCCGGGGTGTTGAGAAGGCAATCGCTTCAGCTTGTGCCGTTGGCACGTTGAGCTTCAACAATAGTTCCTGTAATCCCCTTGGCCCTTCGCCACCATAACCCCACAACAACCCGCCGAAGCGTGCAGTGCCGTTCTCTCCGACAACTAGCACCGCTTCATGGCTCGTGTTGTACCGGCCAAAGTAGCGATAGCCCCGCACCAACTTGATCTTGCCGAGTTTCTCGATCCTTGCGAATCGGTCACGGCACATCTTTGTTGAATAGTCATATCTCAGTCGCATGATTCACTTCCTCGCAAAGTTCCAGTGGGCTGTTACACCCACTAGGGTACACTGGACCTAATAAACCACCTTACTTCCCCACTTCGATCCCCTTGCAACCCCGGCGATCAACGTCTCGTCACCCAACCGTTTTGCGACACGGGAAAGCGACTTCCGAATGTCGTCAATGTGATCTTGGATCAGAACCTTACTTCCACCATACTTCGCCTTCAAATCCTTCATCACCATCCCATCGACACGATCCGACACCATTTCCTTGGACTTCCGTAACCGCTTCGCCAACCCAAGATGACTTGGGTTCCCGGTGTGATCCCACTGCCAGTCGGCGGCAGTCGCCATCACTTCCAACTCTTTCACCAACAAATCCTTGTACTCGGATAAGTCGGCATCGGCATCGGTATCCGGGCGGGCTTGCACAGTCTCAGCGAAGCCGTTTTCTTTCTGGCTGAACTGAGTGACGCCGCCACCATAGCGAAACCTCATGGCATCACTCACCCGGTAGAACGCTGCCTTCATAACGACGTGCCGTAAGTTCTCCACCAGTTCGGCATCCGTCTTCGACGCTTCCTTGGCACGAATCACAGCACCAGCAAACGCCCCTTCCTTCGCCTGAAGAATGATGTCGCTAGTCACGTCAGTCACAACCTCTTCCAGCAAACCATTCTTCGTCCGGGCAAACTCACTGGCTCGGCTACTGGCAACCCCGGCAATCACGCCCATCCAGTTGTGCCTTGCGCCCAGCACCTTCGCCAACTCTTCGTTCAACGCAGCTTCGAGTTCTTTCATGATTTCTCCAGTTCGAGTTCGTTCTTGACACCAGCTAGGGTACACTGGACCTACTGCATTCCCCACGGCCTCTGCAGGAACAAATGATGCGACGATTGTGGGATATTGCTGCCCTTAGCCAACTTTCGTCCTGCTTCCATGTCTCATTCTTCAAATATGACGCTTACAAAAATCATTGAAAGTCCTCGTTCATGTCGTCGTGTTCGGATTCCCAGCCTTCACATTCACGCTGTAAGGCTCGTTCGGCCTCGACAATGTGCGGCGTTTGAAACAGAATTACATCTGTCTCCGCAGGAGTTTCATTCATCAGGAATGGTCCATCGTCATCTTGGATCACATACCACATTCGACTTCTCCCGTTAGGTGACACCCACTAGGGTACACTGGACCTACATCTGCCTTCGCAGCCGGGCCGCTTCTTTGTGAGTCAAGAAATCCGGGATGATGGCTTGGGGTGAATAAAACCCA